TGACCTATCTTTAAATAGATTAATTCAGTTTTATCTTAGGAACAGATTCGTTACTTCGTTACTTCGTTATCGATAATGAATGATAACGAAGTGGACTTTTATAAATTCTAAAAATTTATAAAATAGGATTATCGTTAATCTATTTCATTCATAAAGATAAGATACGAAGATTTATACCGAAAATACAGCGATATTAAATGTGAAAATATTTATGTGGAATGTGACATTCAAGTGATTTTAAATACCTGTTGGTATTTAAAATAATTTTTTCTATCATTCCCTCTTGTTTATGTTGACAGATTTTAATCCTCCCATTTATTTGGTCTCCCACATCGCGAGAAGATCAATGATCTTCTCCTCCCATTCGGTACCCACCCATTCGAGAGGCTGAATATTCATAAACGGGAAGTGTTCGTTGTGTTGGTGATCGCGATATTCGTTCCAGGGCGCATGTTGGATGGCATTGTGCCCATCTTTCAAGACCCACATATCGGGAGTACACGTGAGATGGCGCAGTTCACCATTAACCAGTTCGATAATGTGGGTTGTACCGACGAAACGGCATTGTGGAACTTTGCTTTCACAATTATCCAGCGCGAGCGTATGATGTTTGCATACGTCCTTTTTGCATGCGCAGCTTTTGCAATGGTCCCACTGGGCTTCGGTGTAAGTGGCGATGATCATGTTAGATGTGTAAAGTAAACTTTCTTTTGTGATACGAGGTGAATTTAAGTATCTAAATGTACTAAAAATCAATTTTTCACTAAACTCTCGTATAAGAGGCTCGTATGATATCCTATTGAGTATCTAACTTGTTGATATCCATATACAGATAAAGACTATTACCGACAGTATTTTCTTTCTCAGGAAATACATATACTATATCATCTTCTATTATAAATCTGGTAAGGAATAAAACAGAACCACTCTGTTTAAGGATACGAATCCCGGTTTCATCGTCACAGAATATTTGATAAAGATTACTAGACTTATGACCTACTTCTTTACTTTTTATAAATTCGGATTCCTCTATGACCATAGTTTTAATTTCTTCAAGTGTAAAGGTGCATAACTCTGTTATGTCATGAAAAAATTCTATATCCAGATTACTACGTGCCTCTAGTATATCTATATCAATTCCTGTTCCATTAAACTGTCTACATAGTTGCAATCCAGGTCTGTTTCGATTTGTATATTTTAAAACCAGATTGTTGTCTGTTTCCAATCTACTTTTTTTATCGATTAATAGATGCAATCTCTCTTTTATTTTTAATAGTCTTGATTTAACACTTGACATCTCTAATATAAATTTACATAAACATTTATGTAAATTATTGTTTAATTAACGATATCGATAAGAGATTGAATCTTTTCAATATGAACGGGGGATACACGTTTAGGATTTTCAATTGGAACCTCCATTTTTATCTTTTTGATAACCTGATCGGTGAAATACGATACAGACTTGGTCGACAGTTCTTCAAGAGTCATCCATTTATGGTCTATAATTTCAAATCCGTCTACTGTTACCACAGGTTTACAGACAATGTCCCTAACAAAATAGTAATGATGATGTTTACCTCGTTTTATGTGTATCATATGATCGTATGATAACAGATTCGATGAGAGTTTACATCCGGTTTCTTCTAGCAACTCTCTACACGCCCCTTGTGTGTGAGACTCAAAATTCTTTAATCTACCTTTAGGAAACCCCCAAAGTTTACTTGCTTCCTGAAATACACATAAATATTCAGGTTCCTCGTTTGGTTTGGAATACCTCATAAGAACTCCAACCCTTGGGATAGACATTTAGTAGATATACTTATTAGCAATATCTTTTTTAAACTATTTTTAATACAGAAAGACTAAGAATAAGTTAATTCCTCTGTGTAAAATATTTTTTAATCATCTACAAACCAGATTAGAAGGTTTAAAAAGGCAACTCGTCCAATAACACCTTTAGTGATGTCTGCAGTTTATGAAAAATACAGTGAAAAATCTTTTGTTGTACGCGGAGATAATCTCACCGACACTACTAAAAGAAAAGAACTAACAAAACAGCTACAGGGAAACTGTATCTGGAATACTCGTCTTCGAGGAGGAGCTGGTCTACTTGTGTCTATTAACGACCACAATGAATCTCTTCTAAAGAAGATGGTTTCTGATAGTACACCCGAAGATAAGAAATCTGATTCGGAGGAGGAACCTTCTAAATCATCCGATGACGATGAGGAGCCAGTGAAGAGAACTGTTCGTAAGCCTACTAAACCTGATTCCGATGATGAGGAGCCAGCGAAGAGAACTGTTCGTAAGTCTACTACTAAACCTGATTCCGATGATGAGGAGCCTGTAAGGAGACCTGTTCGTAAATCCCCTACTAAACACAAGAGAGAGTCATCTTCCGACTCAGAAGATGACTCCCGCTCTCGTCGAGAATCTCGTGATTCTCGTGACTCTCGTGACTCTCGTGACTCTCGTGACAAAAGATACCATCGTTCCAGATCTCCTGTGTCGTCCTCTGATTCGGAAGACTCTTCTGAGGATGAAAGAATTCAACATACTATTCGTCGTAAAGCAAGTAGGTCTAAAGTAAAGGATGAGCTTGAAGGTGAACCGGATAGTGATGTAGAGGATGTTATCTCCCTTACACGACGTGTTCGTAATCTTCTTAGACGAGTGTCTGAACTAGAAAAGAATTAAATATAACAATTACTATCTAACAATTACTACGTTATAGTTAATCATGGAAGAACTTAAATCCCGTATCGTAGATCTTAATGTAGCAAAAAACAATTATGCGACAAAAAAGATGAAAGGGTCAACTATTGACGCTGACGATAAAGAGCTGGTATCATCACTAATCTATGTGATAGCTGAGTGTAGACGTGTCGCTTCTGATCTAGGAGTTAGTGATGATGGAAAAATCAACAGGGATGAGCCTGGTATTGAGATCTTTAAAATTCTAAACGAAAATGTTAAAGAACTAAAGGATCAGATTGTTATGCTTACGAAATCAACTTCTGAAGAGCTCAAGAAAGTGATTAGAGATCAAGCTGATAAACAGCACGTAGAGGAAACAGAAAAAATTGTAAAGGGTAAACCTCGAGGCAAAGATGAAAAAGTGAGACAGGCCGAAATACGAGACCGTCTTAGAAATACCCTAAATGATAAACAGAATTGATCAATCGGACTTAAATAGATATGCATATCTATTTAAGGCTACAACCATGAACTATCTCGTTCTATGTGTCGGTGTAACACTTCCTTATGTTGCGAAGTTTGTATACAATAAAGTTAAACAGTTTAATGAATTAAGAAATCTTGTTACATTTGATAACTCTGGTAATCCTATAAACTCATTCGTTAGTTCAGTTTATAAAACAACTAGTATTCTTTATAAATCCTTAGAAGTGAGGGTGTATAACCTGATATCGAATCCTGACAGAGTACTCTTTCCTTGGTCTATCAATTCTGGATACAATAAAAGTAGTTACTTCAAGTATATATATCATAATATGAAATGGTACAAGGTCCCTTTCATTATTAAAAAGGGACCCAATGATAGAGAGATTATCTGTGTCAGGGATGAATCAGGATACGATGTTACACCATATATCCTTCCTTTCACGGGACCTAAATACGATTTCTTTAATATGTTAATCACTCCCCAATTCTTCAGTATGAAGAAAATGACTTTCCTAACAACCGACGGAGAGTATACATTCGCTCACAATGAACCTATTATTTTTAGCAAACCTATTGTTCCGGATTTTAGTGTTTCAAAAGAAAATGAGAATCTAACCCCGCCTCCAATGCTATCACGATCTCTTACAGAAATGTAAATTACACCATCTAACTATAGCTATAACAAGCAAACAGACTGTAGCAGCCATAATATGTTTGTTAGTCACATTATATACCGGTTTTACTACCCGTCCTACGAACGTCTCATTTGACGGTTTTCCAGTTATGAACTGTTCAAGTAGGGTTAAAGCGCAGGTATCGTTTGCTAGAACCCAATGAAACATGATGAACAGTATTATGAAGATATAGAATGCTAGAATCTCTTTCTGTTTGATAATAAACGGTCCAAGAACCACAAATAAGCACAACAGAAGGTGAAGAAATTGTATAACTTTCACTGTAACACATGTTAGTACTGCTGTATTTCTCAGCATAAACAGTATCAGACAGATAATGATGAATACGATAATGTTAAGATTCATAATTGATATATGTAAATTTTGTTAAACGGTTTAACAAAATTATTATTCTTATAGCTCATTCGCTACAAACTTATTCAATTTACGATCTTTGTTCTTATTTAGTAATACGAAACTCATTATTTTTGGGTATCTTATAGAATCCAGTCTGAATTTTATACTCTAGGTCGGCCTCTATCTTTTCGACTCTCAATCTGAGTTCCTTTTCATGAGGTTTTTCGAATTTCTGTCTAAGGTTACATAATCTTTTCCATCCTTCTCCGTCGGGATGACATATATAGTTGTAGTTAGCTTCCCATCGAATTTTACATCCGTTTCTATATTCATTCTCCAGAAAATTCAGACTCTGTCTACCCGCATTATACTCGTTACATTGAAGATTCTGTATTTCTAACGATTCATCAGATGTCTGATCTGTATCAGGGTCAACACGTATTCCTCCCGGAGGATGCGCCATTTTTGGGTTACTGTTTATAAACCAAAAATAAGAAGTAAAGTCGTTTTTTTACTCAAACAGGTTATTGATAAGACGATCTCTCTTTTTATTGATACTCAATATCATAATATTTATATACATATTTGCCTTATCGATATTCTCTTCATTCTCCAGTATCTCTTCATCGATCTCTCCAATCCGATTTATATCATCTTCTGGTGAGATCGATGGGTAATCTTGGATATTCAAGATAAAATCTTCACGTAACTGTTTTAACACAGTAACTTTAGATCTATAAAATTCCAGCTTGTAGTTCAGGTTGTTCATATAATGGACATCGTTCATCGCCGATTCAGAAGCCTCTCTGACAAACTCTGTACTCATCTCCTCCTTTTCTTCAATTGTAAGTTTACTTTCCCATTCAATCATATTAAGAGATAGATCCTCCAGCATCTCCTCGTGTAATCTTTCAGGAAACCGATTTAGTACAGACATAATTCCGAGATACCCTTTTTCTGAATAGATCTCTTTACAGATGGACATTTTGAGTTATAGTTAATAATCATATTTATAAATATGATTATTTTTTCATTTTTACACAGTCAATAAAATAATTACATGATAGAACATTTAGGTTTAGATGAATGATATTTGAGAAGTTCATTCCTCTTAATTTCCTTCTCTTTTTCGTCTCTAAAGTATCGGTCCAGTTTTTCGCGTTGAGTTTCATATGTACTTCTAAGCCTACATAGTTTATTAAACCCTTCTCCGTTACATATCCAGTTATATTCAACTTCGGGAAGTAGATGTTTTGTTCTGTATTTGGCCTCTAGTTCTTCCAAATCAGATCGACCTTTATCGTATTTTTTCTGTTCATTATCTTTTTTTATCCTTTTCTCATTTTCATATTCTTCTTCAAGAGCCAGTCTTGACATTTTTTCATCTTGGGTTTCAAACTTTTCTCTAAGCCGACACAACTTAGCCCACCCTTCACCGTTAGGATGGCATATCCAGTTATATTCACTTCTAGGGAGATAATATCGGTCTTTATATTCTTTTTCCAAGGCAGATAACTGACTTCTTCCGTTATTGTATTCTTCATTCCGAAGTTGTTCTTCTATTTTATCTCTTTCCTCTTGTTGCTTTCTTTCAATATTCATTCTTTCCTCTTGTTGCTTTCTTTCAATCTTGCGTTTTTCTTCTCTTACACGGATTGCTTCTTGGTTGTATATTTTTGCAAATGGATGTACAACATCTTGATTATTCAGAAAAGTAAAAGTTATCTTCCATTCTTTATTATCTTCCCATTTACATTTCACCCCTTCCATAATCTTAGCGAAGTATCTCCAATTATGCTTATTAGATAACAAGTCATATTCGATAGGAGATAGAGTAATTGTGTGTTTGTCCGAATGTTTTAACGCATTCCAACTGTAGATTGCTATATCATTCAAATCCAACATATCATCTTTATCAATTGATGAATCTCTTACAAATCCTTCAATCTGATATTCATCGATAGTTATTCCTCCTGGAGGGTGAGCCATTTCATGGGAGTTTATAATTAAAATACTATCTGTATTTTAATTCATTTTTTGGTTTTGGATTAAATGACCTTTAAAATGTCTCGTGATCCATTAGGTTGTTATCTAGAGATCGAAGACATAGAATGCATGATCCGCTTATGATCCACCTTCCTTCCTACACCTCCTCCGTTACCATCCTCCTCTCCACAGTACCACTTATTGAAAGCAAAAGTGCGTGTAAGTCTATACAGCTTCAACCACTTGCAGTTACGAACGAACCTGGTAATCTTCTCACTAGCCATGTCTTTAACCACCTTTTTTACAACTCGAACATGAAGAGGAGTGTTGTTA